GATCAATGTCGGCGGCGCCAAGATCGCGTTCACATTCCCGGGCGAGAAGGTAACCCTGACCAAACCGAACCACCCGAACAGCGTGTTCGAAGCCTTCGAGCGCGCGAGCCTGCGCAATGTCGCAGCCGCCATGGGCATGACCTATGAACAGCTGTCGATGGACTGGGGCCAGGTCAACTATTCCTCGGCGCGCGCGGCTCTGCTCGAAGTCTGGCGCGGCTTCACCGCCCGCAAGGAGCACTTCGCGCAAGCCTTCATGGCGCCGATCTATGCCGGCTGGCTGGAGGAGGCGATCGACCGCGGCATCATCGAGCTACCGAAGGGGGCGCCCGAATTCGCGCGGGCCAAGGCCGCCTATTGCGCGGCCAAATGGATCGGTCCCGGCCGCGGCTGGGTCGATCCGCACAAGGAGGCGACCGCTGCGACCGAGCGCCTGGCCGCGGGCCTCTCGACGCTTGAGCGCGAGTGCGCCGAACAGGGCGAGGACTATCTCGAGACCATCCAGCAGCGGGCCCGCGAACGCAAGGAGATGCTGGCGCTCGGGCTTGATCCGGACGCCATGTTCGATCGCAAGCTGGCGCCATCGAATGACAGTGAAGATCAGCCGCCGGCGAAATCAGCGGAGGCGCTGGCATGATCCTGCGCCCTGAACTGGCAGCGCGTGTGTTCAACACGCCGCTGTTGATGCATCCGGGCAAGCTCGATGCGGCACTCGCCGGCATCGGCGGACGGATCGTCGAGGGCGGCGTGGTGCTGGAGGGCGTCGGAGAACGCGTCGATCATGTGGCGTTTGAGAATGGCCGGCCGTTGGCTGGTCGCATCGGCGATCGTACGGGTCGGCGATATGACGCCAACGGGTCAGCTATGTTCGACACGATCGATGGGGTCGCGCTGATCCCAATCGAAGGCACGCTGGTGCACAAGGGCGCCTATGTCGGCGCCATGTCAGGGCGGACTTCCTATGAGGGCCTGCAGGCGCAGGTGCTGCGCGCCATGCGCAACCCCGCGATCAAGGCCGCGGTGTTCGAGATCGACAGTTTTGGCGGCGAGCTTGCCGGCGCTTTCGAGACCGCGGACCTGATCGCCCGGCTGTCGGCCGACAAGCCAACCCTCGCCATTCTGACCGATCACGCTTTGTCGGCCGGCTACCTACTGGCGTCGGCGACGCGCCAGATCGTGCTGCCCGAACACGGGCGCGCCGGCTCGATCGGCGTGGTGACGTTGCACACTGATTGGTCGAAAGCGCTTGAGCAGCAGGGTGTGAAGGTCACGGTGCTACGGGCGGGCACACAAAAAATGGCTGGCAACCCGTTCGAGGCTCTGGCTGACGACGTCGCACAGCGGATCGTCGGCGATCTCGAAGCAGCAAGACAGACCTTCGCCCAGAGCGTTGGGCGTTACCGTGGCTCGCGTTTAACGGCACAAGCGGCTTTGGCCACCGAGGCGCAGGACTATCGCGGCCGGGATGCGGTAGCGATCGGCCTTGGTGATGCCACGGGGCACGCGCTCGACGCCTTCGACAGCTTTGTCGGCGTAATCAACCGGGGCAGGACGGCCCTTTAAGGAGAAATACATGCGGGACGTAATCCTGGCGGCTGCCGGTGAGGCGGCCGATGTGACGACTTTGGCTCCGCACGAGAAGACGGGTCCGGTGGTGGAGACCAGCGAAGACATTGCGACGGGAGTGGCACGGGCACGCTCGGCCGGCGAGGCGGAAGGCCTTAAGCAAGGTAGCGCATCTGAACGCACTCGCATCAGGTCGATCATCACCAGTGATGCAGCCAAGGGTCGCGAAGAGCTTGCGCATTACTTCGCCTTTGACACCGAGCTCGCAGCCGAGTTTGTGCTTGTGGCGCTGGCGAAGTCACCAGCAGCCAAGAGTAATCTCGACAGCGCCATGGCGCGCGAGGTGCAGCCTAAACTCGGTGCCGGCGGCGATCGATCGTCTGGAGAGCCGCAGCGCGTGATTAACACCGAAGAAATCTATGCCCGGCGCCGTGCGGCTGCCTCGGGTGCGTCCGCGCGCTGACCCTTAGCGTCTTCACTTTGGAATCGCCAACGTCCGCGCCGTCGTCGCGGCGAACGGGAGAGCTTTATGACCGTGCTGCATGAGAATCCGCATGATGGAAACTTCATTCTCTCGGAGGACGACGAGGGCCGGCTGTCGCGCGACAATATCGTGATCGCCTCCGGCGCCGGAGCGCTCCTACCAGGAACGTTGCTCGGCAAACTGACGGCCAGCGGCAAGTTCGCTCCCTCGCCCGAGACAGCGGCGGATGGTTCGGAGGCTGCCGTCGCCATTTTGGTCGGCCATGTCGATGCCACCAGTTCCGATGTGGCCGCGGTCGGGCTCATGCGCCACGCCGAAGTCAATCGCCATGGCCTCATCTACGACGCCAGTGTCGATGACGACCTCAAGAAATCCGCCAAACAGGATCAGCTGCGCGCAGTCGGAATCGTCGTTCGCTGATTTCAAAACGCGCGCCCCCGCAATATCCAAACCCCAGGATTGAACGATGGAACCTATTCTCGACGTGTTCAGCAATGACGCGTTTAACTTCGTCACGCTGACCGACAACATTAACAAGCTTCCCTTCGTGCCGGGGCGCCTGGGCGCGCTCGGACTGTTTACGGAGGCGCCGGTACCGACGACCTCGATCGCGCTCGAAGAGCAGTCCGGCATCCTCACCCTGGTCAACCCGACGCCGCGCGGCGGTCCGGGCGAAACCCGCCCTAAGCCCCTGCGCCGGGCGCGGGTTCTTAAGGTCCCGCACTATCAGCTCGACGACAATGTGCTCGCCGAGGAAGTGCAGAACGTGCGCGAATTCGGGCCGCAGATGCAGGCGCGCTCGGTCGAAACCTATCTGTCGGGACGGATGGAGATGTTTACCGCCCAGCTCGATGCGACGACCGAGTTCCAGCGGGTGGGCGCCATCAAGGGCCTGATCGTCGACCGCGATGGCAATGCGATTTACGATCTGTTTTCGGAGTTCGGCGTCACGGCTGTCACGCCGATCAACTTCGCTCTCGGCAGTGCCAATACCGCCGTCCGCAAGAAGTGTAGTCAGCTGGTTCGCACCATGTCGCAGACGCTGGGCGGGGTGGCCTTCACCAGCGTCTATGCGCTCTGCGGCGACACCTTCTGGGACGACCTGATAGAGCACGCCGAAGTGCGTGATACCTATCGCTACCAGGAGGGTGTTCGGTTGCGCGAGGGCGTGGTGTTCTCCACGCTGAAATACGGCGGCGTCACCTTCGAGAACTACCGCGGTTGGATCGGTGGCGGCACCGACGCGGGCGATACCGTAACCCCGTTTATCGATCCCAACGAGGCGCACTTCTTCCCGCTTGGCACGCCGAACCTGTTCAAGACGTTCTTTGCACCGGCGGATTATATCGAAACCGTCAATACGCTTGGTCTGCCGCGCTACGCCAAGGCGATCCCGTCCGACAACAACAAGTCCGTTCGTCTCGAGATGCAGACCAATCCGTTGTCGCTCTGCCTTCGGCCACGGGCGCTGATCAAGGGGCTCCATCATTAAGAGGTTCTCCGAGGCATGGATCTCGCGGCAACCTCAGCTTGACGCCGTCTTTGCCGAAACCATTCGCCTCGTTCCGATGCGACCAGGTGGCTATGCGGAAACTATGTCAGATCCGGATCGCGCCGACCGGCAGGTGCTTGCGATCATCACCGAAAGGCCAGAGCGCACGCGCACGTCCGACAATGCCGTGGGCCGCGACTTCGATCGAATGTTTGTCATGGCCGATACGGTTGCCAGCATTGACGCGGCCAGACTTGGCGACGAATGGCCGAAGGTCGGCGACCGGGTTGTTGCGCTTGAGCGGCCGCAGACGCCGGCCTTCGAGATCACGGTCGTGGAAAGCGATGGTCTCGCTCGTGTCCTTCTGTCGCTTGTGCGGATCACAACATGAGCCTTGCAGTCGCGGCCATCAAGATCGCGGCGCTGCGGTCGCTCAAGGGCCGGACATCGGCTGGGGATGCGGTGTTCGACAGCGCCGTTGAGCCGTTCGATGCGCTGCGCGACCAGGGGGCGCCGGTGATTGTCATCTACTGCGACAGCGGCAAGCGGCAGGTCGCAGGACGTGAGCTGTTCAGCGCGCCGCAGGTCATCGAACTGTCGATCGACATGTTCGTGGCGCAGGCGGTCACCGTCGATGCCGGCGAGACCGAGATCCGGATCCCGGCATCAGACGAAGGCAACGAGATTTATCTCCGGAGCCTGGCTTACGAGGTCGAAAAGGTCTTCCTGGCCGAAACATCGGTTTGGCCCGAGCTCTTTCGCAGGCTTTGGTTCCGGACCGGACCCCAGGATTTCTGCGAATGGGACCGCGGGGCCATCGCCGACAAGGGCCGCCGCCAGGCGTTGCTGCGGGCCGTATATAAAGTAGAGCCAATCGCCGAGCCACTTCCCGGCGCTGAACCTGTGGGGGTTTGGGCCGATCTCCTGGCCGTGATGGAGGCCGACGTCGAACTCGCCGATCTCGCGCGATACTGGCGGCAGCTCATTGCCGGCACGGTTATTCCCGACTGGCAGCAGGTCCGGGTCGCCTTGGGGTTGACGGGTGTTCGGGGCATCGGATTTGGCCCGATCGTCGACGATCCGACGCCGGACGACAACGCGGCTCCGCTCGTCAGTGCAACGCTGGCGTTTCCGGGCGGTTCGTTCGAAGCAAATGCGGATAGCGCGAACGACGCGCTCGGACCGCAGGAGCCTTAAGGCTAAGCGATGCGCGAGCTTGCCGAACTCGTGGTGCGGATTGCCGAACTGGAGCGCCGGTTCGCCAACATGATGCGCCACGGCACCGTCGAGCAGGTCGACGCCAAGAAACAACGCCTGCGCATACGCCTTGGCGAAGGCGACGACGGCGCGCCATTCGTCGGGCCCTGGGTTCCCTATGCGCAAATCGCCGGCGATTTGAAGCTGCATGCGCCGCCGAGCAAGGGCCAGCAGATGACCATGCTGAACCCGACCGGCGACTTCCGGCAAGCGGTCGCGATCCCGCTCACATGGAGTGACCGCAACCAATCGCCGTCCGAAAAGGAAGATGAGCATGTGCTGACCTTCGGCTCGGTGCGGATCACGCTCAAGGAGAGCGAGCTCGAGTTCAAGGTTGGCAATGATGCGCGCCTTCTCCTGACCGCGGAAAAGATCGTGGCCGAGGTCGGCCAAACCAAGCTCGGCGTCAAGAGTGCTGCGGTTTACTCGGTCAAGACTACGCGACTTGGGCTCGACGATGAAGGCGAGGCCGACAGCATCAAGCCGAAAGTCCTGACCGCCGGTGGCGAAGCCAAGCAG